CCAAGTGGTATGAATCTACTGCATTCAAGGTAGGTGTTGGTGTACTATTGGGTATTGGTATCAGTAGCCAAATAAAATAATTGAAATTAGGAAAGCACATTATCAAGCAGTTAAGTAATTTGACTAAAAATAATTGTCATTTATTTGATAGAGGTATTGCAGATTCAAAATATAGTTTTACATTTGCCCTACCAATCAATCACAAAATATTTACTCACTCACTAAATCAAACATTATGAAAAGCCAACAAATTGCCAATTACATTATGAATCTTTCTAAATCAGTAGGTAAAGATTTAAACTACGCATTATCAATTGTTGAATGGTATTCAGCAACAGACAAACAAGACAAGGAAGTTAAAATAATCCTAAATCAAATCTGGAATTAATAACTAACCTAATCAAGGGAGGCTCAGACCTCCCTACTTTTTTCATTTATAAATTTCTAATCAATCAATCTTAAATTCATAGACTATGAACACATCAACTATTTTCAAACTTCAAGAGGGTAACACCTATTTTCACTATGACCATTTGAACGGCTCAATGGTATCTGTAGTAACTGATGGATGCTATAGCGGTATCTTTACTCGATGCGATTCTAATTGTGCTGTAATGGCAAGACAATTCCACAAAGAAGAGTATCACAATGTACCTCTTATCTATCGTGACTATATTGCAGTATCTACAGAAGAGTATGTAGAGGCATTCGACAAAGCAATGGCTAAGTTAGAAGAGGCATCACACATCATGTTTAAATCACTTTAATTTTTAATCAATAAATCCAAATCAATTATGTTACCAACTTTAAATGCTCCAGTAGGAGGCGAATCAAATTATTCAAATAAGATAGCACCAGTAGGAATGCATCTTGCACGTATCTATCAAATCATTGACTTAGGTACAACTGAACAAACTGGTCAGTTTGGCGGTAAGAAAAGAAAGGTTCAAGTATTATTTGAACTACCATTAGAAACGGCAGTCTTTGACCCTGAGAAAGGTGAGCAACCATTCTATGCACGTAATATGTATACCTTATCAATGCACGAGAAAAGCACCCTAAGAAAAGATGTGCATTCAATGATGGGTAAGACCTTAACAGATAATGAGGCTAAGTCATTTAACATCTTCAATCTACTTGGTAAGGAGTGCATGGTTAACATCATCCACAAACAAAGCGGTGATAAGACCTTTGCTAATATTCAAACTATTACACCAGTTCCTAAAGGTATGGTATGTCCACCAGCGGTTAATCCACAACTTGTATTCTCAACTCAGCAACCTGATATGGATGCATTCAGAAAGTTACCCGAGTTTGTTCAGGATAAGATTAAGTTGAGTGATGAATTTATAGCTTATATGGAATCTCAAATGAATGATAGTAAGTATTCAGTTAGCAACTTACCACCAACCTTTGAAGTAGAGAAACCAGTTAACCCAAGTGACTTTGAATGGATGCAAGGTGACTCAGAAGACCCAACTAAATTACCATTTTAATTAATCAATGGAGGGTTAATAGCCCTCCTTAAAAAACCAGCTATGAAAGCAGAATTAATACTCAAGGTTGACTCACTCTATGAAGTCATCAACCATTCAAATACTTTCAAGACTCAGCAACTAATCAAAGATGCCCCAAATAAGGTTGAGGACAAACTATCTTACGACATTACCGAGCATACTATCAAATTAGCAAATGAAGTCGTTAAATCAATTGAAACGAGTCGTAAGGCTATTACCTCACCACTTGATGCATACAAGAAGCAAATCATGGACGTGGAGAAAGAAGCAGTTGAGCCACTCAAGAAGTATATTGAATCTGCTAAGAGTAAGATGTTAGATTATAACAATGAACTTGAAAGAGTGCAACGTGAGGCAAATGAGAAACTAAGGATTGAATCTGAGAAAGCATTAGAAGATGCACCCTTTGATGTATTCAATACTTTAGCTGGTTACTTTGTTGACCAATCAATCAGCATCAATACTGAGCAACCTAAGAACATAAGGGTAACTAAGAAGGCTCGTATCTGTGGTGAAGTGAACTGGTCAATGGTACTTAATGTATTGTTTGCTGCTGAATGTATAGACTACCAAGATTTGCTCACACCACTTGCTAAAGCTATGGAAAAGTGCGGAGTGGTTAAGATTGATGGTATTGAGATTTACGACCATAAAACACAAGTAATTCGATAAGTTATGATAGCACCTCAAGGAATGCAAACTGCAAGAATTTATGTTGATACAGATGTTGATACAAGACCTGAGATAATAAAACGATTAACTAAACCAAGAAATTACAAATCATCTATGGACACACAATTAAGTATTGAAGATAGAGTAATGTCAAATGGACATTCACCAAACTATTATTTTACTAAGTCAAATCATTTTGAGATTGTAGATATGTTTGAAAAGTATAGAATTAAATACAACTTATCTGAAACTGAATTTGCAAAACTTGCTGACTATTCAAGAAGTTGCTATATGCAAAAAGTAAAAGGTCAACATAGGTTTAGTAAATCATCATTTTATAGATTCTATGATGTATGTGATAAATTAGAAAAGAATGAAAATGATACATGGCATATACCATCTAAAGATATCCATGATAGAATGGTTGAATTTAGTGTAGATAGTTGCATCAACTTTCTAAAGGCTACTGGTGACTACAAGATATGCAAACGTGAAATCACTACTAATTGGGTTGAATTATGACACGAGACCAATTCGTTTACTTTCCAGCACTATCTTGCTCACGAATCAAGAAACACTATACTGGTGACATATCATATGCAAAAGTAGCCTTAGAGTTAGGTGTTAGCCTACATCATCAACTACTTGATTTGAAACCTGAACAGATGAACCTTGAGGCATACAACGTACACAAGGCAATAGCCAAGCACCCAGTAGCATCAAGGATAATGAACGGTGCAATTAATGAACACCCAATGATTAAAGAGGTGCAAGTAGGTAGACATACTATTGAAGGCAAAGCAATGTTTGACATCTACAATTCACAACTTAATGTGATAGCAGATATAAAAACCACATCAGCAAGAACCTTAGATGTCTTTGCCTCTGACATGGTCAAGCACTACAATCACATTCAGGCGGTATGGTATAGCCTTATAGCTGGAATAGACCCTAAGAACTTCTTTTATATTGGTGTAACATCAAGGTCTAAAAGGTTAGGTAGTAACTCAGATACTATCTTAGTTTATAGGCATTCAGACCAAGAAATATTAGAAGCACGTAAGTTAATTACTGGTTACCTTGACCAAAACATTGACCAACTTAAATCACATTTTAATTCATCTTATAAATCGTAACTATGAAAAATGAAACTGCAATAGAAATCATACTTAGACTTCTTAATTCACACTATAAATTGAATAAAGAATGTCCAGAAGTAATTGAAGTCATAGAAAGCTACTTAGACATTGAACAGAATCAAATTACATCTGCTTGGAATGATGCATTTCTAATAGGTAAAAATGGATTCATTCTTGAGAATTATAGCAATGGCAAAGAATATTATAATGCAAAATATAAGAAGCCATGAACCATGAACTAATAGCACACATCGAATACCTTAAAGATAAGGACATGAGATTTAAGGTAATTGAGGAAAGATACCTTATTGCAGTTAGTAGATACTTTATGTGCAATGGCGAACTGCCATCACACCAAATAGCTAACTATCTTGGATTAAACAACCATAGACTTACATTGATGATTCAGGATAAGATGGCTCAAATGACTGGTGTAGAATTAAAAAATAATGCACCTAAGGTCAACATCTATAATTCACTTAAAGACTTAGAATATAAGTCACCAAGAAGTTATAGATACGAATGGCAGCCAGTTTATGAATTAGATTACTATAACTACCTTGCAACCAATTCAAGAGAGCAAATCATTCATAATTATAAATTGTACTTACATGAGTCAAGAAGCAGAAATCTACAAGGTAATAGCAAGGTATCTAACACTCAAGCACCCAAAGGTAATATTCAGATTTGACTTTGCTGCTGGTCTCTATCTAAGTCCTTATATGGCAAATAAACATAGAGCGCAAAATCCAATCAAAGGTTACCCTGATTTGTTTATAGCTATACCTAAAGGTAACTTTGCTGGTCTATTCATAGAAATCAAAACTGACAAAGCAAACCCATTTAAGAAAGATGGTACATTGAAAGCCAATGAGCATACTGAAAGACAAGCAGAAGTATTAAAGGCATTGAATGAAGTTGGTTATGCTGCACTATTTTCTACTGGTGTAGACGAAACAATTAAAGTAATTGAATCATATTTAAATCAATAAAAAAATTGACACGATGTCAATGGGGTGGGCGGTTGTTAGAAATACAAATGATTTAGGGAACTAATTGAACTGCCCACTTTTTTTAACTTACAAAAAAACAAACTACTATGAACGAGTACGAAAAATTTTTAGAACAAAAGAAACATTCAATAGGTAATTTTGGATTTGATGCAAATTATATTCCTGACATTGCATTTGACTTTCAAAAGTTTATTATTGAGAAAGCAATTAAAAAAGGTAGAATAGCAATATTCGCTGATACTGGGTTAGGTAAAACATTAATTCAATTATCAATTGCCAATAACATTATAAGAGAAACAAATAAGAAAGTATTAATCTTAACACCATTAGCAGTAGCATTTCAATTTATTTTAGAAGCAGAAAAGTTAGGCATTGATGATATTGAATATTCAAAAGATGGTAAGCATACTAAAAAGATAGTTATCTGTAATTATGAAAGGCTACACTATTTTGATTCTAATGATTTTGTTGGTGTTATATTAGATGAAAGTTCAATCTTAAAAAACTTTGATGGTAAAATTAAATGGCAAATAACATCATTTGTAAAAAAGATTCCTTACAGATTCTTATCTACAGCAACACCAGCACCTAATGATTATATTGAATTTGGTACAAGTAGTGAAGCATTAGGATATTTTCCTTATATGGATATGCTAACTAAGTTCTTTGCTAATAATGAAAATAATGTAAGACCTCAAGATATTGGTACTAAATGGTATTTAAAACCACATGCTAAGAATGAGTTTTTTAGTTGGGTTAATCAATGGTCAATATCTATAAAACAACCATCTGACTTAGGATTCTCAGATGAAAAATATAAATTACCTAATTTAATTGAAAATAAGGTATATGTAAAGAATGAAAAAAACTGGGTTATAAATGGTCAAATAATGTTATTTAATGGAATAGCAAAAACAATGAGTGAAGTTAGGGAAGAGCAAAAAAATACATTTAAAGAAAGATGTGAAAAGGCTGTAGAATTAACTAAAGATAAGACCTCAGTATATTGGTGTAATTTTAATGATGAGGGTGATTTATTAGATGAATTAGATAAAGATGCCGTTCAGCTAAAAGGAGGCATGACAATAGAAAAGAAAGAAGATATATTAATGAACTTTGCAAATGGTAATATTAAAAGAATTATAACCAAACCTAAGATAACTTCATTTGGTTTAAACTGGCAGCATTGTAACCATACGGTATATTTTCCTACATGGTCTTATGAGCAGTATTATCAATCAATAAGAAGATTTTGGAGATTTGGTCAAAAGAATGATGTTACGGTTGACTTAGTATTATCAGATGGTCAAAAAAGAGTAATTGATACATTGCTATACAAAACAAATAAGGCAATAGAATTTAATAAATTAATCCAAACTAATATTAATGGTGTGGTTGATTTATCTAAAAAAGAATTTACAAAAGAAATAATCAAACCTAAATTTTAATAACTATGAACAAAGTAAAAGACCAAATTATTACTGACAAATACGCAATCTATAATGGAGACTGCATGGACGTAATAACAACATTAGAAGATGAATCAATTGACCTAAGTGTATATAGTCCTCCATTTGCTGGATTATATAACTACTCAAGTTCTGAGAAAGACTTTAGTAACTGCAATTCTAAAGAAGAGTTTATGAATCAATATGAATTTTTAATTAAAGAAATGGCACGTGTTACTAAATCAGGTAGAATAAATGTGGTGCATTGTCAGGATATATTAACAGATACAACTGCTCATATTCTTTATGACTTTCCACATGAAATAATTAAACTTCATAAGAAATATGGTTTTAATTTACATAATAGGATTACTATTTGGAAAGAGCCATTAGAAGTTAGAATGAGAACTATGGTAAGAAGTTTAATGCATAAAAATATTGCAGAAGATTCTACAATGTGTTTTACTGCAATTCCTGATTACTTATTAGTATTTAAAAAGATTGGTGAAAATCAAGTCAAAGTAACTAATCCTAATGGATTTAAAATTTATCATGGTGAAACTCCATTACTACCAGCTATGGAAAAAAAATATGGTAAGTGGGAGCATATACTTGAAAAATATAAAAATAATAATAACGATGGTCAAAACCATTTGACAAATAAACTAAGTCAAATAATTTGGCAGCGTTACGCATCAAGTGTATGGGATGACATTAGAAATGATAATGTGCTACCATTTAAAGACTCAAGGGAGGATGATGATGAAAAGCACGTACACCCACTTCAATTAGATATTATTGATAGGATAGTTGAATTATACTCTAACCCTAATGAAGTTGTACTAACTCCTTTTATGGGTGTAGGTAGTGAGGTATTCAGTCCCGTATCTTTAGGACGTAAGGCTATTGGTATTGAGTTGAAAGATTCATACTTCAAACAAGCTAAGTTAAACTTGCAAGAAGCTAATAATAGATTCAAAAAAGAATCTAATTCTATCACATTATTTGACTAACTTAGCACCACTCAAAGGTAGAATCTTGGGTGTATTGTAAAAATTTGTTGCCGTATGGTGACTGCGAGACTAAGAGTAAAATCAAGGTCGATTCTACCGCAGTCCTCGTACGGCTTTTTTTATTGATATGAAAAAATCATTTCTACTCTATTGTGACTTGAAGCACACCATTGATAAGTTACCTGATGAAACTGCTGGTAGATTGCTCAAGTTAATTCTTGACTATGCTAATGGTGACTTCAATGAGCCTGATGACCTATTACTTCAAGTAGTATTTGAGCCTATTAAACAATCATTGATTAGAGACTTAGATAAGTACGATGCTAAAGTAATTCGTAATAGAGAGAACGGTTCTAAGGGTGGTAGACCATCTAAAGAAGATAACCCACAAAAACCCACTGGGTTAATTAATAACCCACTCAAAGCCAAAAAAGCCGATAGTGATAGTGATAGTGATAATGATAGTGTAAGTGATAATGATATTATTAAAATAGCTAAAGCACCATCATTTAAGTCTTATTCAAATAAAGACCTTATTAATCAAATTAAACCACTAATAGAGAAGTATGGTAAGGATACTTGTAATGCATTTTACTCTTATTGGTCTGAACCTTTAGCAAATGGTAAGATGCGATTGACTAATGAAAAGGCTTGGGATACTAACAGAAGACTTACATCTTGGAAACAAAGAGAGAAACAACCTAATACCAACTTTGTCAAACAACCACAACCAGTCTTCAATCGTTCATCACAAGGTCAACATTATGTAGGTGACGATATCAAATAGTTGTACGTACAAAAATTAAAAATCAATACGTACAAAAAAATAAATGAAAATAATTTGATTGATGTATTGCATATTCAAAATAAGATGTATATTTGCCTATCAATAATTCACTAAAAAAATCAAACGTTATGACAACTCAAGAATTTAAAGCAATCGCAACTGAAAAATTTTCAAACATCTCAACTAATGAATTAATTGCTGAATCTAAAAAATTAATGTTTGACATTTCAGATGCATCTGATTTAGTTTTAGAAGTTATAACTGATATTCTTTTTGAAAGAATGCCTGAATCTGAATTTATTGAATACTCAAAATCACTTTAATAAACTAAGGGAGGCTAACCACCTCCCATTTTAATAACTCAATAAATCAAACACAATGACAAAAGCAACTATTAGAATATTTGGTAACATGATTTACTTAGACTTTTTTAACTCTACTGAGGTTTATTCAATTAAAGGTTTTGACACAATAAGAAAAGCTAAGAACTATGCACGTAAATACAATATCACATTAGTAGATAAGATGCCTAATTTAATTAAAGAGTTCGAGTACAATGACTAACCCACAACAAGCACTCATAGGCATACTGATGACTGGTGAAACACATCAGGAACTAATACCACAAATTGGTGAGCATCTCTTCAATGAGGTGCTTACCTCAAGATGTTACCAAGTAATTAAGAAAACCATTGACAAAGGTCTTACACCTAACTTGGTCAACTTCTTTATGACATCAAACGACATTGATAAGTTCACTCCTAAAGAAACATCTGAGATAGTTACATGGTCAAACAACCTAACCTACAATGAACCAGTCAATGAATACATAGCTATACTTAAAGACAATCACATAAAGCGTTCAATAGCATCAATAGTAACTGAGCAATCATTAGGACTAAGTAATACTGATGGATTCACTACTGCAACACAAATCATTAAGTCATTAACTAACTTACTTGATACTGGTAGCAGTTCAGATAACATCATTAACTTATCTGACCTTACCAATGATGAACGAGAGGCATACTATCGTAGAGCAGCATTAACATTATCGGGTAAGACTACTGGTCTTGAGACTGGTCTAAAGTCACTCAATAAATTTACAGGTGGATTCCATCCTGAGTTCATCATCATAGCTGGTAGACCATCAATGGGTAAGACTGCATTAGCACTATTTCATGGGATGAAGAGTGGTGAGGCTGGTATATACTTTAACCTTGAAATGAATAAGAGCCAACTATGTCAAAGGTTAATACTACAAGATGCTGGTGATTCAATCCACTCATCAAGGTTACGTGATGGCAATCTTAGTCAATCAGAGTTACATTCATTTGAAAAGGTAATAGGTAACATAGAGAAAGCACCATTCTTAATCTACGATAAGGCAAGGTGTGGTGTACACGAGGCAATAAGGGTAATGAAACGTGAGCATCGAAAAGGAAGATGCAAGTGGGCAATCATTGACTATTTGCAATTGATGACCATAGAAGGCTTTAAAGGAGGTAACAGAGAGGCAGAGGTAGCTGAGATAAGTAGAACACTAAAAGCAGCACAAAAGGAACTTGGCATACCAATTATTGCATTGGCTCAACTTAGTCGTGAGGTGGAGAAAAGACCTGATAAAAAACCAATCTTATCTGACCTGAGAGAATCTGGTTCACTTGAACAAGATGCTGATAGTGTAGCTTTTGTTTGGAGACCTTCTTACTACGGATTGAATGATGAAGATGGTAACCCATACACCAATCACATCTTCTATCTATTTGAGAAACATCGTCAAGGTGCTACTGGTATAGTTGAGTTTAGACATTCACCTAACATGACCAACTTCACAGATGTAACTACTCACGATGTTGGTAGTAGTTATTTGCCCAAACCTAAAGACCTAAGAAATTATACTGACAATGACTGGAATAAAGAAACAGATGATACTCCATTCTGAGTATAGCAATTACCTTAATAAGCACCTTACTGAGCCATTTGTGATGTTAGATGAAATGAACTTGACTTATGAAGACTTTGAGGTGTTATTCAATACCTCTTACTCATTTAGTCAGATGTGGAAAATAGATGAATGCAATTATACCTACTATGAGATAAGAAGTGGTAAGTGCGAATTTGCTAAGGTCTATCATGGTAAGATACATTGCACTAAATGTAAAACATAATCATATAATTACTATATTTGTTGACTATGGAACAAATCAAAAAAGATAACAGAGGTGGTAAGAGACTTGGTGCTGGTCACCCATTCAAGTATGGTGAACGTACAATTAACATCACATTTCGCATACCAACTTCGCATAAGGAACTAATCAAGGTAATGGTAAAAGAATATCTTGATAAGGTTAGTAATGAATACAAATCAAGTAAACCAACTAAATCTGAACACTATGGCTGCTGAACAATCAACTATTGAATTAATCTTTGAGAGACAAAATGAATTAACCATTGATGACTTTATCCAATGGCTCAACACCAACTATGAAGAGTTAAAGTCTCAGCATAAGATGGAAGTGATGGGTGCTTATGAGTGTGGACTTGAAGACTCAGAAACAGAAAGGTATGCACCAAAAGCATCATTAGACTTTTACAATCAGTTTTATGGATAGTAACCTACTACTTATACCTTGTGCAATCGAATCAGTAGCTACAAGAAGAGACAAAACATTAAAGGTCGTGATAGGTACACAAGAACTTTCACCATCTAAGGCTGCTGAATTATTCAACCAATGGACATCAGGTGTAGGTGTTATGGCTTTCAAAGGCGAGTCATTTAATTACAATGATGAAGAGTTACTCAAGTCAATCAAGATAGATGCTGAGGAGATGGGTTCTAAGACACCAAGTCAAAGATTAAGGTCTTGCCTATACGTTTTGTTTGAACGTAACCCTGAAGGCTACCAAGACTTTAATAGTTACTATTCAGCTATGATGGATAAGTTTATTGATATGGTCAAAAAAAGAATTGACACCTACCGGCTATGAACAAGACTCACACCATAGAAGATTCAAGTGGTAATAAGTTAATTGCCTCTCACAAGGATTCAATCATCAACCTATCATTGCTACTTGCTGATGGTAAGAAGAGAGCCATAGGTCAGATTGATAAAGCTACAAGGACATTAAGACTGGTTAGGTCACGAGGTAAGCATCTTATGAGAGTAAATAACTCTTATGGCATTAACTACTACCTGATTGAGAATGGTGTAACATTTGACAAGGTTGAGATAGTAGACGAACAAAGTAGGTGGTTAATACCTAAAGACTATCTTATGGAACATTGCACAACAATGAACTTTAAGGCTCAAGGATTTGAACTACAGAAGTTCATATCACTTGATAAAATAAATA